AAATTAGCTACCTCATGCCCCAGCCCCAAAAACCATGAGGAACAGGCGCACACGCGAGGCCCCCGTATCTGGTACACGGTACGGGCACGGGTACCAGATGTGGTGTGCACAACATCTTGTGCCTGTACCCTGCACCGGACACTATATGTTGTGCATACTACATATAGTGTCTGGGCCTGTGGCGTATACTATATATTGTGCATACCATATGTAGTAGGTCGGAGCCCGCCCTATACCATATGTAGTACCCGGCCGGCCCAAATGCTGACCGACTGTAAGGAGGTTCAGCATTTGATAAAGTGCGACCAACGGGAGCTGTCTACTATGTATCTGGTGCTATGATCGGTTACAAGTTGTATGTCTTATGACTCTGTCTACTTGTATCTTGTGTCTGTGGATCTGATGAAGATCTTGTGCAGTTACGAGGGTAGAAGCGACTGCTGATATTGCGATTACTGTTGCAGTGCCCATTTGCCGTTGCGTGCTCATCATTACTGTTGCTGTTACCATTTGTCCTTGATTACGTCTTGGTTTGTCTATGTTGCTTTTCGTCTTGTTGAGGGGGTATGGCTTAAGATTGCGCGGTGAACTGTATGGATACCCCTGCCAGTTTATTTCCGCTAAAGGCTTCGTTGACTCAGGCTGCCTGTTCCTGTACCTTAATAGCTAAGAAACACTAAGATTAGGACTAAGGATAGGCTAAATTGGTAAGAGTTCTATCTAATCGGTGCCTAGCACGGCAATCCTTAATGCTAAGGAAGGCTAAGGAAGGACTAAGTTAAGGATTGAGTTACACACTTTTTACATCCTTACCTTACTATCTACCCCCCTTTAGGGGGGTAGTAAGGTAAGGATAATAAGTAAGTTAAGGAATATGGAGTAAGATACAGGAGGTATTTTATGGCAAGGTCTGAGAAGGGGACTCCTAGAACTTCCGCGGCTAGGGAGAAGGGGTTGAAGGAATTAACGGCTAAGCGGGAGAAGATGAGGGTTAATCAGGAGAATTTCCTTAAGGGGTTAAAGGAGACGGGAACTATAAGTAATGGGGTACGGAAGGCTGGGGTAGGGCGTCGGACGTATCATGACTGGATGGCGAATGATCCTACGTTCCCTGACAGGGTTTTGGATGCCAAGCAGGAATTTGCGGAGGCGTTAGAGGAAGTTATTGTGGGGATTGTTATGGACCCGGAGACGGTTAAGAAGGTTCCGGTCTTGGCAATCACGTTGTTAAATGCTAATCTGCCTAACAAGTACAGGCCGCAGGCTATTGTACAGGATGAGGCGGCCCGGGATCTTCTCAGGGAGTGGAGGAAGGCGGCGCGTGAGCACCCGCAGGAAGTGGGTCAGGTGGAGAAGAACTTGGATACGCCTATGGAGCAGCAGATAGACGAGATTTTAAAAAGGAAGCAGGCAGGTGAATGACTACTGATGTAGACCGGATTAGGGAATGGGTATTGGAATGGAATGAAGAGGCGCTACTGGCTGATGGATTTGAGGATGCTTTCGTAGGAATATGTGAGAGAATTGGGTCTGATCCTGTTGTGGCTTATGACAGGTACGAGTGTATCAGGATATTGATGGACAGGGATGGTATGACGGGTGAGGAGGCGGTAGAGTATTTTGATTTTAATGTTGCCGGGGCGTATGTGGGTGAAGGGACTCCTGTGTTCCTGACTCTTTGGGACAGTGAGATGCGGGAGTGACGGCGCTCGGAGTGCGCCCGATGTACGAGACATCGGAAGACATGGGGAAAGAGGGCGGTTTCGTTGGAGAGCTGTGTGCGGCATGGCAGTGTGAGGCAAGGAAGTTACCCATACACTACAAGTTAGACTTTGCCATGATGCGGGATGGTGCGATAAAGGCGTTTCTGGAGACGAAGGTCAGGAATTATACGAGGGATTACTTTGATACGTACATGATTTCGATGGCTAAGGTGCTTGCAGCCCGGGAATACTCGGCTTTTGCTGGCGTGCCTTCCCTGTTAGCGGTCAGGTGGAGTGACAGGAATGGGTTTATAGCCCTGAACAGTATGAAGGACTTTGAGGTTGGCTTTGGTGGGCGAGGAGACAGGGGTGACTCACAGGATATGGAGCCTGCTGTCTTCATACCGATTGAGAACTTCAGGGAGGTAAGGGTATAGTGACTACGGCAACGAAGAAAACACTCACATCTTACCTGTATGACAGGGTAGGTTTTCACCCAACCCCGTCACAGGAAGTAATACTTGCGTCGCCTTACAGGTTCAATCTTGTGGCTGGTGGCGAGCAGGCCGGTAAGAGTATGATTGCAGCGAAATATTTGCTGGCAAGATTCTTGGAGACTGAGGGTAAGGGGTTATACTGGCTGGTGGCAGCGGATTACGAGAGGACGAGAGCTGAGTTCACTTATCTTGCCGAGGATTTTGAGAAGCTTGGGGTATTGAAGGACATATCTAAGCGTGTGGACCCCGGTCATATCACGCTTGTGGACGGTACTACGATAGAGACTAAGAGTGCTAAGGACCCGAGGACTCTTGCTATGAGGGCACCGGACGGGATCATTGGATGCGAGGCGTCGCAGTTAGACATGGAAACATTCTTCAGGTTACGGGGCAGGTGTGCACCGAAGCGCGGATGGATGTTTCTGGCAGGTACGTTTGAGGGAAGCCTTGGTTGGTATCCCCAGATGTTCACGGCTTGGGCATCTGGTGCGGAAGCTGACGCTAGGGCATATTCCCTGCCGAGTTATACTAATGTTCACCTGTATCCGGGGGGTATTAATGACCCTGAGATACTGAGGCTGAAGGAGGCATCCAGTGATGACTTCTTTATGGAGAGGATTGAGGGAAAGCCCAGCCCGCCCCGCGGACTGGTATTTTCGGAATTCAGACCTGATATGCACATTACTGAGCTTGAGTACGAACCCGGACAACCCGTTCATCTATGGATGGACCCCGGATATGCAGGAGCGTATGCAGTTGAAGCAGTACAGGTCAGGGGTGAGCAGATCTGTGTTATTGATGAGATATATGAACAGGGACTTGTGACGGATGAGATTATAGATATTGCACGTTCACGGCCTTGGTGGAAGGATGTTACGTTTGGCGTGATTGATATAGCGGGCAATCAGCATCAGGCTATGGCAGCACCCACGGAAGTGTGGCTGGATCAGACAGGACTCTACCTGTCTTCACAGAAGATCAGGATTAACGAAGGGACTGAGAGATTGAAGGGATGGCTGAAGATAGACGCCAAGACACACGGGCCTAGGATAGTATTCTCGCCTAAGTGCAAGGGTGTACTGTCTGAATTCGGTGCGGTGGCAAGCCCGATAGACGGCCAGACAAGGGCATATAGATGGAAGCTTGACCGGGATGGTAATATAGTGGGTGACACTCCCGAGGATAAGAACAACCACGGAGTCAAGGCATTGATTTACGGACTGATAGACAGGTTCGGATATGGTTATGTCGAGCACAGGAATAAAATTACTGTGAAACGGTGGGTGTAGATGGTACGCAGACGACCGGAAGATATTATTGCGTTAGTTGATGGTCACTACGAGGCGACTGAGCCCCTGCGTGACCGTATGGAAGATGACCACGCCCTGTACAGGCTTGAGCCTTACGATTCGGGCGAGGGTTACCAGAGTTATACTTCAAATGAACCCCAGACTTTTGCCGATAAGGTAATGGGCTGGATTGCCGGAGCGGAGATGACCGTCAGGATACCCCACGACGGGGCTGACGAGGAACTCCGTGACAAGAATGATGAGAAAGAACGATTTCTGATAGGAATACTCAGGTCGGCAGATGAAAGACTTTGTTCCCTGATGATGCCCAACCTGCGTGATCAGCTTGCTTGGTACACTGTGATACGCGGCTGGTACGCAGGTCGGGCGTTACTTGCCAAGCGTGAGGACGGTTCGACTTATGTGGACATTACTCCTTGGGACCCTCTTCATACGTACTGGGGTCTTGGACCCGAGGGGCTGGACTGGGCGTGTTACAAGATGATTAAGACCAAGGACCAGATCTTTGCACAGTATAATGTGAAGATTGACTGGGAATCGTCACAGTACGCAGAGGGATCTTTCGTGTATGACTTCTACGACAAGGAGATGAACACGATTATTGTACACAACGGGGATATGAATAACCCGTCGTATAAGATTGCCAAGAAGCAGATGAAACACGGGGCCGGAAAGGTTCCTGTTTTTCTGGGCCCGGTTGGAGCTAATCCTCTTATCGTCGGTCTTAACAATACAACAATCGTAGATACTATTGCTGATATGGGAGAAAGCGTCTTCCGGTCAACCCGGGACCTGTATCCCAAGCATAACCTGATGATGAGTACCCTTCTTGAAATGACAGCCCGGGCCAGACGGCAGGGGCTGAAGGTCAGATCCCGGGACGGGACAAAGACCTTGGACGAGGACCCTTACTTAGAGGGTTCAGAAATCGCCCTCGCACAAGGGGAAGACGTAGAACCTCTCGGGTTACTTGAAGTAGCAAGAGAGACAGGTGCCTTTATGACGCTAGTCTCAGGTGAGCTGCAACGGGGTTCCCTCCCCCACTCGGTATATGGAGATCTCCCCTTCCAGCTTTCCGGTTATGCGATCAATACTTTGCGGCAGGGTGTGGATACCATGGTGGGTAAATACCTGCGCTCTATTGAGAAGGCATACCAGATGATCTTCAATATTATTTCCGATCAGTATGCATCCGGTTCTTATAAGGCTATGGAAGTATCTGGGATGGACCGCAACCGGACATACTTTGCACAGGAGATTACAACGGATGTAATTAAGGGTGCGGGTATGGCAGAGGTGCACCTGATCGGACAACTGCCGCAGGACGATATGACCAAGTTCTCGATGGCACAGATTGCAAGGGAAGGTCCTACACCGCTACTGTCTGACAGGGCGATACGTGACCGTATCCTTGCGATACAGGACGCAGACCAGATGGACGATGCCATAAAGGAACAGCTTGCAGAGACAATGCTGCCGGAGGCTGGTCTGTGGTCAATGATGCAGGCTGCTGAGAGGCAGGGACGTGAGGATCTTGTAGACTTCTACCTTGGTGAGCTTGTATCGATATTATTTGAAAAACGACGAGTTTTACAGGAACGGATGGGGGCTGCTATGGCGCCACCTATGCAGCCACCCATGCCCGGTGGTACTCAGCCGGGCGGTCCTCCACCCGGTGGTCCTGTCGGCGCTCCACCCGGTGGACCACCGGGGCTTCCCCCGCAGGTAATGCCTGATGCAATGCTTGGGGTGCCACCACCTAGACCTGTTCCGCAGGCCGGGCCGGTTGTTCCTCCGGGGTCGCCAAGACCCGGCGCACAGGGAGGGCCATAATGACGGTACCAGAGAATCTGCCTAAAGTATTTGCCAGCATTGTAGCCTTGGCTGATATGGGGCCCGGTGCTACGTGGAATATGCTTGAAGGAGATACCTTTGATCAGGCTGTGACCAAAGAGGTAGATATGATGACCGGGGCCGGTGGTGACATCATGGATGTGTACGACCCCGATGCACTTGATAAGGCTAAGTTCCAGATAGAGAATCCAGATGCGGTGATGACGCCGTGGGGACCCGGGCTTGATCCGGCTGATATAGACATGATGATGGATGACAGCATGGGACTTGGCACCCTGATTGGTCTGTCTGATACGGAGATACGGGATGTTATGAAGGATGCTGACGATCTTCTGCAAGAAGACGGGGGTAACTTCATTACAGATATATGGGATCATGCTCAGGATATCTCCATGAAGTTTAACGAAGACCCGTGGTCACTGGCAATGAATTTTGTTGATTCGTTGTTGCCGTCAGGCAATGGTGCCGACTGGGACCCCACAATAGATGTATCCGGTACTATGGGCCCTGATGGTATGCCACCTGTACAAACTATGGGGGGTGTTACTCCTTTTGGCGATATTCAAAGCACACTTGGACTCCTAGGTGGTTATGGGGCAACTGCACTAGGGGCTGCTGGAGGTGCTATCAAAGATATGTACGAAAACTTTGATGCGCCATATGGGATGACGGACACTGGCTTGGATGAAGAAACTCGACAACGAAACTTGTTTCTACTAGAAGAACAAAAGCAATTTGATCTGGGCCACGACAAGGACTATGCAATGCTAGATAGTATACTGGAGCCAGATATTGAACAGACGGGCCATCCGTATGGTGTTACTCCTTATGGTGCTACTCCTCCCGAAATCATAGGGGAAATAGTCGACTATATGAAACGTGGTGTACCTGCTAACGTTATGTACGGATGGGTAGCAAGTAGAAGCGACGTGCTGGCAGAGAAAGATCCAGCACTGATTCAGAATCTGCAAACTACTATACAGCAGAACCAAGATGTTGTAGGAATAAATGATCCTGACTACACAGATGCAATTGTAACTTCTAAAGTAACGCCAGCACCGGCAGGTGATATGACTGATTCAACTTTGAATGCAATGGGTATTACTGGAAGCGTCGCAGAAGGAACAAGGGCGGCTGGTCTGGATGAGGACCCGGTAGATACGGCAAAGTTACTACAGGTCTTCTTTGAGGAAATAGAGAAGAGGCCGGGTGGTAAATCGCAGCAAGTACAGAACAGGATTCCTAATATGTTTTATGAGTCTCTGCCCCTGTTTTACCTGTGGGCAGGTACAGAGATAGTTAAGGGCGAGTATGATACAGAGAGTCTGTATCGTATGTGGGTGGGACACCCGAATCAGGGGTATATAGATAATCCTGCCCAGTTTAATTCCGGGTCGAATTATCTTAAGAAGGTTAATGAAGTCAGACAGGTACTGGAAAACAATAATGCCGACGTTGCGTGGTTGAATAATTACCCCGGATTGAACTGGGTCGTAAGTACATTTGGTGATAATCCGACATACCAGCGACAGTTAATGAAGTTTGCCTTTACAAATGGAGCGACGGGACCGATGGCATCAGGTATGCATAAGGATCTGGATGATCAGTGGGATCGCAGGATTGCTAAGGGAGCCACAGAGCTGGAGCTCTTCTCTGACGTTATGCTGAGTCTTGGCGCTCCAGCAGCAGGATTACAGGGAACATCTTCCTTAAACTATTCTCAGTACGCCACAGGTACTGGCACAGGTACTGGCACAGGGACTGCCACAGAACCCCAGATACTACCGACAGAACAAGGTGTAGGCATGGGGCTTGGTGACCCTGTTCCTGTTACCAGTACTCCGGGGCCATCTAGCGAGGCTGGGTGGTCAGCGTACAATAAGCTCCTGCAGGATGAGTATCAGGATTATCTGGAAGAAAAGAGCAGTCATGATGCCTTAGTCCAGAGCGGACTGGATAAGAGTATATATGGGCACTGGAACCCACCGCCTGTCATGGACCTTAGTAATGCTCTGGGGAAGGTCCGTATAGACCCGGTAACGGGTGAGCAGAGTCTTGAGAAACCACCGGGATACCAAGCATACTCCGTATCGCAACCACTGGAAACTTTCCAGAAGCAAGAGCTTGAAAGTATGCCGGAGCCGTTTGATGATGCCGAGAATGAAAAGCGCATGAAGGGGATGCCTTATGTCACAAAGCAGGTAGATAAGAAGGGAAAGAAGATTAAGGGAGCAACATTTGTGCCGACTATTAAATGGGGTATACAGCATGGGTTCCGTGACGCTACGGGGCATCTAGTGGCTCCTGATACTACCGACTATTCTTCTATTACCGGTAAAAATCCTATCGAGGCACAAAATATTGCGAAGGCGAAAGCACTGCAGGCACAAAAGGCAGAGCAGCTTAAGATACAGGGTACCAACTGGGGCGCTGCACAAGGAATCCCTGCAGGCGACATCGGTAAAATAATGTCAAGTGGTGTTGAAGACCCTTACCTTACTCCCTACTTATTGTAGAGGGTAGTAAGGGAAGGGATAACATGGGGTTATGTAATATATAGGAGGTGAGAGATGGCAATTGATCCAATAACTGGTAACTGGGTACCAGAATATGGGACCTTGGGTAGTCCGGCAGCCGCGGCCAGTGCATACCAAGGTCTGGGTTTAGTAGCAGACGAGCTGGCAGCAGCACGTTCTCCTGCTGCTGATTTCGAGAACATGATGGCGATGATGCAGCCATACAGGCAGTTCACGGCGCCGATGAGGAGTCTGCAACCACGTTTGGAGGCACGGTATATGATGGCCGAGCCGTATATGACTTCTGCCGACACTTCATTTGCACAATACCTTGGGGATCTGGGTAGTGGAACGGGATACGGTGGAGTGGGATACAGCAATATGCCTTCACTACGTGATAGGCTGCAGACCGCAGCAAATGTTGCTACTGCTGTCGATATGACTCCGTATGCCGCCGATATACCTGCAATGCACTACAGGCAGATGTTTGGTCAGGCCGCTGGGCAGAACCAGCAGGCGAACCAGCTTGCTGCAGCAACACTGCTTGCTCAACAGCGTGCAGGTGGCGGGGAATATGGTGGACGGATGGCGCGTGCAATTCGTAATGCTATGGCCGAAATGCAATCTACCCGTTTAGCACAAGGAGCCCCCGGTGAAAACTTCCTGCAGTGGTATCTGGGAGCGACAGATCCGGCAGCGACATAAGGAGTAGCCCATGACTATGCAAAACCCATCCTCGTGGTGGCAGAATTCTAATGGAAACTTTTCATCTGACTGGTGGACAAAGGTACTTGAGCAGTACGAACCTGCCCAGTATTACAGCTCGCCTACCGGCACATCGTTTGGGCAGGGTAGTCCCCGCCAGCGCAGGTATTTCTCCAACGCCTATCAGGACGTATTCCAAGATTACCTAGGAGCAGCCGGTGCCGCCATGCGTGGTGGACAGGCACCCTCTACCTTCATGGAATTTCTGGAAACAGATCCGTGGACCAAGAGATACTCATCAATGCCGCAGGCAGCCAGAGGCGTAACGGGCCTTGCCGCTAATCCACGCACGCGGTTCCTGTATAATTTCTAATGCCTAGATTAGATAACGAACAGCTTAAGAAAATCCGGCAAAACGTTGCTGATATTGCTGCCAGAGATACGAGTGGCAGGTGGCAGGCAGAGCAAGGAGGCTTGCTGGGAACGTCGATGCGGTATATGGACCGCATTGGAAGACTGGCTGGTCTTGCTGTTGGTACTGGCATTGCTGCTAGCCCCGCCGGGCTGATAGGGCAATTTATTCCCGGCGTACAAGATTGGCTGCCAGATCCCAGACAGATTCCCGACGCTGCTGGTAGTTTCTGGGATCAGGTGCAACAAGGTGACTGGGATTCTGCAATAAGTGCGTATCAGGATGAGCTGGATGCCGGTAAGTATTTCTGGGGTGCGGCAGAAGCCGCTGGGTCATTTATTCCAACGGGTGGACCTGCACTGGCAGGTAGCAAGTTAATATCTATGGCTCCTAAAACCGGTAAGATACTGGGCCCGGCTATGCGTGGTGCTGGCATGACAATGAAAGCTCCTTGGGAAGCCGAGGAGTGGGTGGGCCGTCAGGCATTATCAGGTATTACTGGTGCAGCACGCATGCCCGGCAGGATAGTGCAGGGAATGCGGGGCACACCTACCAAGACAATAGACGAGATGGAAGTTGAAGCGATACTGGCGGGCCAGCAGGGTGAGGCTCTGGAGGCACCGGCAGGCCCCTTGTGGCAGCCTGAACTGTTTAATGAGGAACAAGCCATGTTGGAGGCGGGACTAGCCAGACAGCCGTGGACACCAACAATGGAAGCGGAGTTCTTTGGGCCGCAGAGGCGTCAAGAAATTGACGTCGATCCTGATCTTGGTCTTGATATTGCTTTCCGTACAAAGAGGGATGAGCTGGATCGCAGAATATTTAACCTAGGGGAGGATCTGAAGTTAGTCACAGACGAACTAAATCAATGGGATAGTGGTAGTGTAGGAGTACACGGTATTTTCATGCCGCCACTACCCAAACGAGGATCTAGGAAGTCAGGAGCCGGCGGGCAATGGCAATACCATTCAACTAAGTCAGAACGTAGGCCTAACGAACCCACCGTACTGAGACAAGGTCCGTTATTTCAAATTGTCTTTCCGGCTAGGCCGAGAATGGATAGTCGCGGCCGTCCTACCATGAAGTTTAAACAGCGCCAAACCATCAACATCAATCTAGCGAAATGGGGCCCAGAGGACCTTAGGGCGATAGCTGATCTATCAGATATACCATTGACATCGTCGGCGGTGAGTGGAGAAATAGGTCCTTATCAACCTAGCCGGCTTGAGCCTAATTGGTGGGAAGGGATAGACCCACAACATTTGATAGATATGGTCATAACGACTGACAGGTCCACAGGGCGAGCATCACTGGTGAGGGATTTTAATACTAGGGTTAGTAAGTCTGTTCTTAAGCAAGACCAAAAAGATCTGCAACGCGAGATAGCCGGATTGCAAAAAGAACTGGATGCACTGGTTCCAGCACGACGGCCTACGATACATGATCCATTTGATCTACCAGATCCTGACGCAGACCCACTGCGTTACGACCAAGATGCAATAGATGCTATGACTGGGCGCTTTGATGAAGATGAACTGAGAATATACGATGAAGTGGTTTCGCCTACGCTTCTGGGCGAGTCAGATGTTATGGTTTACCATGCTGGAAGGGAAGTGGTGGATATAACAGGCATATCCGCAAAGCAACCGTTCCACGTTGGCACAGAGGAAGCGGCCATACAGCGCGTTACTCGTCCCGCAACAGATCGCCAACGACACGCTTTGCAGGGGTATGTTATTAAGCCAGAGAAGCCATACCTCCCCGGTGGCGAAATGATAAGTGAGCAATCCGTTGAGGCTCAAAAATTACTTAGAGATGCTGACCCAGCCGCAAGACAAGAACTGATAGACCAAGGTTATGACGTTATTCCTTATCGTAATATCGTAGAAGATCCTGATTCTATTTCTTATGTTATTTTGCAACCAAGTGCTATCAAGTCATCTGCTACCCCGCGGTGGGGCCTATCTACGGCAGATGCTGTACCCCCACCCGCTGGTAGCCCAGAGGCTTTAAGGGGTACTAAAAAAGTATGGAGAGGGCGATTCGTTGAGGACGTTCCCCAAGTGACGGGTGCTGGTAGGGTATTGGGACAGATTGACCCTCTTGATCCTGTGGAAGAATCTGCGGAGCTATTACGCAGGGCAGACGCCGGGGAGTTGGAGCCCCCTACGGATGAGATAGATGATATATTGGGTCCTCCACAGACTACGCTGAGCCCAATGGAAGCCCTAGAAGAGGAGTTTACTTGGGGTCTGCGACCGACGTATCTGGATGTTTCAAGCGGCCCTCCACCACGTCCTATTACTACCGGACGTAGCACTGCTACCGGGCAGGGTATGATGGATCTGTTCGATGAGCCTATGCCGAGCATG